CATGTCGGGGAAGACTCCGGTCGTAGCGTAGGCCAGCATGGGCGCAAGATCGAGCAGCATTCGCGCATCGACGTTGTCTTCGACCCACTCCTGCGTGAGATCCGGCTGCTTCGTCTTCAGCCCGTAGAAGAGCATGACGGCCAGCTTCTCCGGGTCGCGGAGGGACTCCCCCAGTCCCTCGCCGGATAGCACGCTGATGTGGTGATCGACGCTCAACGCCTTGAGGATCTTCAGCGGGAAGCGCAATTCGAGCTTGCGCTCCGCGATGTCGAGGATGATCGGTTCGCCGGGGTTCGGTTTGGTGTATGGCATGACGTTAGGTTCCGACCTGCGTGATGTTGAAGACGAGGTTAAGACCCGTGATCGTGATCGAGCCGCTGCGCGGCGTCCCCGGCGTGCCCGCCGCGACCGCGTAATCGACCGCGCCGTCGCCCGTCTGCGGAGCCGTCGGGCTGGTGATCGTGATCCACGGGTCACTGGGGACCGCAGTCCACGGAGCGTTGTCGCCGCCCGTCTTGACGGTGAACGTGCCGGATGGTGCGCCCGCGTTGGGCACGTTGAGGTCTTGCGCGGGCGTCAGGCTGATCGGCGAAGCGACGTCGAGCATCGGGCTGGTGATGCGGATCGCGACGTTGCGCGTACAAACGCCCGCGACTTTGTAGTCCTCGCCCATCGTCTTGACGAAGCCCTGAAACTGGCGCGTGCGGTGCGATTCGTTCGGCATCACCAGTTGAAACTTGGTCACGATGCGATTGAAGAACAGATACTCCATGCCGTAGGGCGAGCTGATGTTCTGCGTCGGATCGTCTGGATTCCAGAAGCACGGGAACGCGAGATCGCCCAAGTCGATCAGGCCGGGGACGGTGCGCTTGATGGGAGCGCCGGAAGAGTGCGAGGTCACATCGACTTCGGCCATCGCGTTCGACGGACCCGTGATGTCGCCCACGCCCGCGATGGTCGTGTACGTTTCCGTCGGCGTGCTGCCGGATAGAACCTGAACGAGCGTCCCGAATGCCGGGATGCCATCAATCGTTACGCCCGCCGCTGCTTTCGGCGTGGCTTGTTTGGTCGGCGTCATATTGCATTACTCCTTACGGGTTGTCTTGCGGTGCGTCTTGCGGTTGTTGGTGTTACGGGTGGTGGTGCGGGATTCAAGTAGTTGAACATGATCTGATACTCCTGAATCACTTGATAGAGCAGCGTGTCGCTCTCCCATGCGAATGTCTGGGTCATGTAAAACGAGTGACCGAAGTGGACGTTCTCGAAGTCGCCCGAGAGCGTATCGAGGTACATGCGCAGCGAGTCGCCGATGGCGAGGGCGCGGGATTGCGACGTGTCGAAGATGGAGATCTGATACAGCCGTTCGATCTGATCGAGCGGTCCCGTCTGCGTCTTCAAGAGAATCGGCGAGACGGGCGCGACCATGAAGAACACGATGTAGGGAATCGTCGCCTTCGCGTTCGGCACTTGCGGAGCACGTATCAGGAAGACGCGATCCGCCACGAGATTCGTCTGAATCAGCAGGTCGCGGAGTGTCTGCTCGAAGATCACCATGTCATGTCGGCGGATGGTAGGCGTTCGCGCTCACGGCCCCTTCGACGATGCGCTTCACGTCGGGCGCGATGTCGTTCACGTACGTGCTCATGAATTGCAAGAGCGCGGGCCGGAAGAACGGCTTCGGCGACATCTTCGACGTGCCGAACTCGACCCACGCCGCGTACGGCGCGATGCGCTTCCGCGCCACGATGAAGACGCCGCGCTGCTTGGCGGGACCGACAGTCGCGATCATGCTGCGCTTCAGCGTTCCCGGTGGATACTTCGCCGCCGCCTTGCCCTCGACCTCCCGCGCGACGGGCGCGAGATTCTGCGCGTTCGCGACCATCGCCGATGCGGGTTTCAGAATCGCCGCCTTGATCTCCGGGTCCGTGTCGTCGAGCTTGATGCCCGCCGCCGCAAGCGTCTTTTTGATCTCCGCGATGCCTTCCCACTTGAAGCCGACCTTTGGTCCGCGTGCCATTTGCCCTACGTGTGCAGGCTGATGTTGACCGTCGCCCATGCTTGCTGCCCGCTCAACGTCGCGGTCAACAGATCGGTTGACCCCGCCGCGATGGTCGCGGGCGCGGTATAGAGTCCGGTCGAACTCACCATGCCGAGCGATCCGCCGCTCAAGCTCCAGTCGAACGTCGGCGAGGCGACGGCGCTTCCGTCGGGATTCGTCGCCGTCGCCGCGAACTGCTGCGTCTCGCCGGGACCGAGCGATGCCGTCACCGGAGTAATGGACACGCGCACGCCCGCCTCACGTTCCGTATACGTGAAGCTGTTGCCTTGCTTGTCCTGGCAGTTCATCGTGTGCGTGGTGCCGCTTCCGTCGAGCGTGACGGCGGCGTTCGACGTGGTGTACGACGTGCCCGAGATGTACGTGTCGAGCGCGTCGAAGACGGGCTGCGGATCGTTGACCATCGCTCTCGTTTTGGGTGGTGTCATAGAACCTCTTCGCAAGTGAGTTGAAGCTGCACGCGCCGACGCGCGATGTCGGCGATACCCCGGATCTGGTACGTGTGCTCGTGATCGACGATCTGCCAGCGCGGATCGACGTCGGTGCGATAGCGGATCGTGACCTCGACCAGCTTCGTCGCGACGGTGCGCCCGCCCTCGTTGATCTCCTGGCTGAAGCCGGGATCGACCGCAGCCCACACGTCGGAGACGGCCTGATATCCGGTGATCTCATCGTTGGTCGCGTTGTAGAGCGGCTGCATCAGCGTCACACGCTTGTCGAGTTCACCCGCGCCGAGTGTGGGGTCCGCCATCCGTGGCATGTCAGTAGTTCGGGTAGTCGCGTTCGCCCGAGAGCAGCACTTGATAGGCGAGAGGCATCTCGACGCCGACGCTCGTCTTGCCCGTGGTCACCGCTTCGCGATTGCGATACCAATGCGCGATCAGCATGAGCATCGCTTGCTTGATGTTCTCGCCCATCGTGTCGTCGATTTGGTAGCGCAGATAGTTTTCGGTGTGCAGCCGCGCGGCCATTTCGTACTGCTCCAGCAGCGAATCGTCGGCGGTCTGATCCGGCTCAATCTTGCATTGCAGCTTGATCTCGGGGAGCATGAGCACGGGCGGGCGGCTCTCTGCGGAGCCGGATGGCGTGACGGGCGGCGGCGGCGAAGACGCGTCCGTCTGATTCGCCCAGTCCCACGCGATAGTCGAATCGAGCATCGCGCGGATCGTCACTTGATTGGTGATGAAGTTGTCCTGATCCTCGTATCCTCCCGGCTCGAAGCTCCGCGCCGGGAACGGATCGGTCGGCACGCGCACGAAGGGCACTTGCGGCGGCAACGGGTCGCCGGGATTGAGAAGCGGATCGACCTTCTTCTCGGTCGGTCCCGGCAAATTGCGGAGCCGCGCGGCACCTTCCTTGATGAGCGCGGCTCCGACGGCATCCGGCACGCTCAACACCGCCCCGGCGCGGACGCGGCTCCCTCCGGGGAACGCGATGTCTTTGAGTGTCTGGATGATCATGGCGTATTACTTCTTCGCGGGCGCTGCTCCCGGCAAGGCACCGCCGTTCGCGCCGACGAGGAACGGCCCACCACCCGCGCACGGCGGGCACTGGAACGGGCCGCACACGAATGCGGTCGGCACGAAGACGGCGAAGGCGACGCGCTCTTCACCGCGCAGCGTGACCAAGTTGCGCACGAAGTCGTCTTCGTTCTGGAAGGCGATCTCGACGGTCACCGTCTCGCGGTCGAATAACGCGCACTGGCCGGGGAATGCGCCGACCAGAAAGTCGCCGACGGTGATGTTCGGCGTGGTGATGACGGGTAGGCCCCAGAGCCGCAACAGACCGTCCTCGCGCGGAGAGCGGTCGGCCAGCACGTAGCTGCCATACGTCGTCTTCAGCATTTCGATCTTCGCTTCATCCGTCGGGTTGAGGATGATCGCGGTCGGGTAATAGAACAGATTCTCGATGTGAGTCGCCGCGATGTTCAATTCGTCAATCGACGTGAAGGTATTGCCCGTTCCGGGTGGCGTCCAGAAGGTCGCGATCTTCGTCGCTTGCGGCATCAGGCCGAAGAGATGCCCCGCCGTGTTGTCGCCGTAGAGAATCTCCCTGTCCTCTTTGAGCAGCACGAACTGGCTCAGTCTCTGCTCGATGGTCGCCATGATGAACGCGACATCCTGCGCCATCTGCCGCGATACTTTCACGTAGTTCGCGATGGTGCGAACGTTCGCCGTGTGATCGGTGTAGGTGACGCCCGTCTGTAGCTTCTTGTCGCCTTCGAGCACCTGATAGTCCGCCGTCGGCGCGGTCCAGACTTCGCTAACGTACTCGACGGCGTTGGTTCCGTCCAAAGGGATCACGGGCACCACGTCGCGCATCACGAGCGGAGCGAAGCGCTGCGGGATCAGGCCGACGCGATACGGGAAGATCGGATAGTTGCCGACGGGCGGCGTGATCACGGTCGGCCCGCCTTCGACGATGGTCGTCGCGGCCTTCGTGACGTCGGGGCGCAGCCGCGCCTTCACCGTGGTCTGCATGTTGAAGCGCCCGTTGAAGTTGCACGCCTTGAAGCCATCAGACTCCACGATCTGATGTGCCAGCGTCTTGGCTTCGATCAGCCCCGGCCCGCCGCTTCCGGGTAGCCGGGACGTGCGCTGCGCGAGAGCGGTCATCTGCGTGACGATCTCGCTGTACTTGTCGTCGAACTTTTTGTTCATGTCCGCGTCGAGCTTCGCTACCTTCTCCCGTAGTTCGGGATCGACGTAGCCCTTCGTGTCGCGGTCGGCGATTCCCTGCTTCACCGTGTCGATCCATTCGGTGCGCAGCTTCTGGATAAGCGCCTTGTCTTCTGGCGTCATCTGTGGTTCAGGCATTGGCTATTTCTCCGGCTGCGCGAGTAAGCCGCGCAGCAGTCTGTTGCCATTGGCGTCGTCGGGCATCCCGCACGGCGACAGATTCAGGCTGGCAACGCAGCGCAGAATGCGCTTCGCATCGGCCCGTGAGAAGTTCTCTGCCTCCCGCAGATATTTCTCGAAGTCGCGGAACGTCTTCACGTCCGCGATGTAAGCCTTCGGTTGTGCCGGAAAGGGCGTGATCGACACTTCCCACAAATTGATTTCCTTGATCGTGCGCCCGTCGTCGCCCCAGTCCCAGTCGAGCGCGTCGAAGCCGATGCTCATGCCCATGCGGAAGTCGGCGTCGGCGGCGGCTTGCAGAAGCTGAAACATGTCGTTGCCCGCCGACGTGCTCGTCGCCAGTTGCCCGTTGAGCAGCAGCCCCTTGCCGTCCTCCGCGAGTGATGTCGAGAAGCCGACCATCTGATCGGGATCGTGGTTCATCAGAATCGGCACCTTGCCGCGCCGATCCTTGATCGACTGCGCGAACGCTCCCGGCGCGATCTGATCGCCTTGCAGATCCTTCGTGTACGCCGACGCGTAGCCGCTGAACGCGCCCGTCTTGCCGTCGTCGGCCTTCAGATCGAGCAACGGGAACGTCTTGTGTTCCCGCTCCAAATGAATCGCTGGCATCGTTAGCTACTCCTTCCCCGTGCTCACGGGCGCGGGCTTCGGCGGCATCGGCGGCGGCGGCACTTGCCCCACCGGGACCGCGACCATGTTGAGCGGCGAGAGGTAATCGTCGCCGCCCTTCACCGTGTTCATGTCTTCCTTCGTCCGCACGTCGTTCGTGGAGAGCCAGCCCCACTGGCGACCGACGGCGTACGCCGCATAGCGCGATGCGATGTCGCCGCGCTCGAAGGCGTCGAGGTTGAAGCGCCACGAATTCTCTGGATCGAGCAGCGCTTTATCGACGCCTTGCTCCAACGCACGCACGTAGGGATACAACGTGTAACGCACGAACTCGATGGACTGCTGCTCCACGGACGCATACGTCGGCTTGTCCATCGCGCCGATCAGATGCGGCGGCACGCCGAAGATGCGGGCGATCTGCTCGACGCTGAAGCGCTGCTCTTGGATGTACTGCAACTGCTCCGGGGGAATGCCGATAGCCGAGTACTTCGTGCCCTCTTCGAGAATCGCGATCTGCCCCGCGTTGCCGGGACCAGCGTGCAGATCGGTCCACGATTGCCGGATGCGATCCACCTGTTCCTTTTTCAGAATGCCGGGATATTCGAGCACGCCGGAAGGTTGCCCGCCGTTGTTGTAGAGCGCGGTTGCGTAGCTCGTCGATGCGTTGGCGAGTCCGATGGTCATCTGGTGATAGATCAGTACGGGCAAACCGAAGTAGCCGTCCATCGTGAACACGCGATGATGGATGATCTCGTCTTCGGAGAAGATGTTGAACTTGCCGCGAAAGTCCGAATAGTAGTAGCTGAACGTGCCGTCGAGATTGAGCACCATCGACACGCGTGCCGGATTGAGCGGCCAGACGCCGACCACTTCGCCGTTGAGCCGATCTACCCATGTGTAGCCGTTGCCGTAAAGCAAGAGGCCGAGCAGCGTCGGTTGCAGCCACTGCTGCATGGTCATCATCGGATTCGGCGACTGCGTGAGCAGACCGAAGAGCGGATGATTGACGTCGGCCACTTTGCCGTCGGGCGTGATCTTGAACAGTTGCGTCGGGAGCGCGGAGAGCGACGTCGAGATCAGTCGGCAACAGGCCCACACCGCCGCGCTGGCGAGGGCCGCATTCGCGGCGGGCGAGATGCCGACGACTCCCGGCATCGTGTTCACGGGCGTGCCCGCCGAGCGGAAGCCGCTATCGCCCGTCGTCTGGATCGGCGTGCCGTGAACCGCCTTCAGCACGTTCGGCTCGTGGGCCTTGCCGCCGTTGCCGTTGTTGCCGCCGTTGCGGTTGCGACCGAAACGGATCGGCAAGTTCGGAAAGAATCGCTGGATCAGATCGACCATAAGCCACGGTTCTCGTAATCGGCTCTCGCGCCAGAGCGGTACATGCCCCGGTGAATGCACATGAGCAGCGCGACGACGCCGTCGATCTTCTTCTCGTCGGAGTCCTTCGTCGGCTTCATCAGATCGCCGGAACGCTGCACCTTGACGTTCGACATCATCCACGCGAGAACGGGATCGCCATCGTGCCGGATCTTGCCCGAAAGGGCCAGGCCCTCCAGTTCGACCATCGCGGGCGACAGATTCGGCGCGGTCTGACGCACCTCGACGGGCTTGCGCAGTCCCGCCTTCTCGATGTCCACGATCAGCGGTCCCGCGTCGAACGGGTCGAGCGCGATCTCGCGCGTGTCGAACTGCGCGGCGAAGTCGGCCAGCGTGCCGATGATGTAGTCGAAGTCGGTGACCACTCCGGGTGTCGCCGTGAGCCGCCCCAGTGCTTCCCATGTTTGGTAGTGCCCGTTCTCGGCGCGGTTGACCGTGTCTTCGGGCAGATAGTAGCGACCGAAGACGGCCCAATAGTCGCGGGCGGTTTTCGACCATCGCGGCGACTGCTCTGTCGTGGCCGTCGGTGGGAACGCGATCACGAGCGCGGCGATATCGTTGCGCAGCGCGAGGTCGATCCCGATGAAGCACTCCTGCCCCGCGAAGTCGGCGATGTCGAGCTTCGGGTCGGCGCACTTGTCCCACACGCCAGCCGGAAGCCACGTAATCGCGGCGTTGACCCAGATGTTCAGATGCTTGTTGAAGAACGCGCTCTGCTCCGACGGCATCTGCATCGCGCGTTTCGCCATGCTGCGGAAGCTCTCCGGGTAGATCGAGACGCCGTAGTTCGGATTCGCCTTCATCCAGGTGCGCTCGTCGAACGGGTCGTCGTCGTCGTCGCGCGTGTAGATGATGCCGAAGTACGTGTCGTCTTCGACCGTGCCGTTCAGGATGTCGACCACATGCCCGCGTTGGTCGTAGCAGATGCCCGCGCGGTTCAGGCCCGCCGTGGTGATCGCCCAGATGAGCGGCTGCGCCCGCGATCCGGTGGCGGTCTGAAGCACGTCCCAGAGTTGGCGATTGGGATGCGCGTGCAGTTCGTCGATCAGCGCGGCGTGAACGTTCAGGCCGTCGAGGCTCGAATACTCCGCGCTCAACGCCTCGAACTTGCTGGCCGTTTCGGGCACCGCGATCACATGCGCGAGAACCTCGACGCCGAAGCGCGAACGGTAGCCCGCCTCGCGTCTCGCCATCAGTTGCGCGTCGGTGAAAATTACCTTCGCCTGATGGAGCGCACTCGCCGCGCTCACGATGTGCGCTCCCTGCTCCCCGTCGCACGCCAGCAGATACAGACCGATCGCGCTCGTCAACGTGCTCTTCGCGTTCTTGCGCGGGATCTCGATGTAGACGATGCGGAACCGCCGCGTCTTCGTCGCCGTGCATTGCCAGCCGAAGACGACCACGATGATGAAGCACTGCCACGGCTCCAGTTCGAGCCGCTTCCGCGCGTTCGCCCAGACGCCCCGGATGTGCGGGAACCGCTGCACGATGTCGCACACGCGGTTGCCTTGCGCGGCGTCGAAGTAATACGGCGAGTCCTTGCCCTTGAAGCGCTCCAGATCGTCGAGTTGCCGCTGACACGCGCGGCGGACCCAGAGGCACGCGGGGATCTCGTCGGCGACGACGGCGCGGGCATACTCCAGCGCACGCTCGACGAACGGCAATGTCGGCGCGGCGGTCTTCGACATCAGTGCATCAGTTTGTGGCGAACACGATCAGCGAGAATCGGGCATCGGCGACTGATCCGGCGGTGAACATGCCGACCGTGATCGTGTTCTCGTCGTAGCTCTGAATCGCGCCTTCCGAGAGATTCGCGCCCGTGAGTCCCGCGATCACCGCGACGTAGTGGACGTGGCCGAGATTGTGCGTGATGACGTATGTGCCGGGAGCGGTCCGCTCGACCGACCAGTCGTCCGGTCCCACTTCGTAGACGCCGTTGCTTCCGATGTACGACGCGTAGATGTAGTTGCACCGACTGGGTCGATAGGTCTGTTGCGGCGTCATGCTTCGTCCTCTTCCTCGACGGCGACGGCGAGTTCCTGCTCGATCAGCGATTGCCCATCCTCCGTCGAGCACTGGAAGATCTCGCCCACCTTGTACTCCTCGACGCCGACGACGATGTCATGCAGAGCTTTGACTTTCATGTTTCCTCCGTTACGCGATCATCATCGCGAGTGTCACCAAAAACAGGCCCGCCGCGATCAGATTGCCGTGCGTCCACGAGACGTTCAGCGCGGCGATCAGAAAACAGACCAGAGCCAGGATCATCAGAATCAGCTTCAGGCTAATCATGCGTTCCCCCTTTCATGCGCTCTCGACGTTCTCCCAGTCGCCAGCCGGGGACATCGGCGCGTTGCCGCTCTCGATGCGGGCGCGGCTGCACGGCGTGAAGCCAAGCTCCGACGCACCGCGCAGCATGAGTTGGTATTGGCGGTTGACGATGGGCAGGTACGGATTCTGCATCGGCAGTTCCTGCTTCGGACTCTTCACGAGAAGCGTGGTCTGCTGCATCGCCACCGACGCCTTCTGATGCACGTCCTCCGCGACGATGAACGCGGCCAGCACGGCCTTGTCGATGCGCTTGAGCACGCCGCGCGGTGCGTTCTCGATGGCGTACTTCCAGGCTGTTTTCTGGTCCGCGCTGAACCAGTCGGGCGGACTCATCAAGTCGCCGGGAGTCGGGATCTGCTTCTTCGCCAGCTTCACCGCTTCCTTGCCCCCGGCACGCAGAATCTTGAGCGTCGTTGGCATCCGCTTGCGTCCCGTCATGCGATCCCCCTACGCTGGAAGGCGTGCTGCTCTTGATCAAGAAGAAATACTTCGACCAGATTGTCGCGGGCACGAAGACCTACGAGATCCGCGCCGGATCGCGTTACCGGAACATCAAAGCCGGGGATCGGCTGAGTCTCAACGGACGCGCCCGCTTCCCGGTGGTGCGCGTGCAGGAGTTCAGTCACGCCGAGCAACTGCCGGAAGACGTTTCCGATTGCTACGCCGCCGATCATCCGGGTCCGTTCTTCGTGTTTCATCTCGGTCCTCAAATCACGTAGCGCCCGTCGCGATGCCGCAAATGCTCTGCCCGCCATGCGTCGTCGCGCGGCGTCTCCCGGTAGACCACGTCGCGGTACTCGATGACGACGCCGTTCTCTTCGCTGTAGTCGTAGAGATCGCGGTCCCACGGCACGCGCTTGCCATCGCGCTCGACGGCGACGACCATCTCGCCCTCGACCAGCTTCGCGAGACACGTCGCCTGGAAGAGCGTGAAGTGCCCGCACTCTTTGCTGGCGAGTAGCTTGAACGCCAGCCACAGGCCCGCGCTCGTGTCGCCGATGTAGAAGGGCATGTACGGCGCATGATCGCCCCACGCCCGCATCTGCGCCAGCGCGTCGAAGCTCACCTCGCCCACGTCGGCCCGCATACTGACCCATCGCACGCCGAAGGTCGCGGCGAGATGCGCCGGATCGAGGCCGAAGCGTTCCAGCGTCGCGGGCCGGAAGTTGTCGATCACGGCGTCGAACTGATCGAGCGCTTCGGGCACGAATCGCGCACTGTGCTTGACCAGCGCCTTGCCATGATTGATCCACTCCCAGAGCGCGGCCCCGTGGTTCAGCCCCTGAATCGGATCACTGTCGCCGACCCACTTCACGATCTCGTGCCCTTGCTCCGCGAGGATCATACCCGCGTAGGCTGGCACCACGTAGTTGCCCAGTTCCAGAATTCTCACGGCAATACCAGATCGTCGGTCGGCTCGAACACTTCGAGATCGACGTCGCCTTGCCCGCTGATCACCTCGCATGACGTGATCTGGTTCGACTCGTTGACGTGAACCACGCGCGTCTTCGGGCGTCGGCCCGCCGTCTCGAACGTCATCAGCAAGCAGCGGTCGTTCACCTCGCCGAGCCGCGCGGCTGCGCCGTTCAAGCGAAACTCTCCCGGTGCGCCGACGATGATGTACGTCCACCATCGCTGGCCGTTGTTCAGATTCGCGACGAGCACGCGCTCGTACGGCTCCATGCCCGCCGCCTTGAGCAGTTCCGGCGAGACGCCGACGGAGCCGTGATACTCGACGCTCTTGTCGGTCACGCGCAGCCCGTGAATCTTGCCGCAGAGAAACGTCTTCATGCGATTGCCTCCTGAAGAACGGCCACGGGGCAGTACTCGAAGCTCAACGTGTTGAGCCGCCGCGTCTGCAATTGCGCGTGTGCCCGTCCCTTGTTCGCGCCTTTGCCCGCGCGGATCGCGGGCCGTCCGTTGCCGCTCGTGTGGTCCGCGTAGAGACGCCGCCAGCGCGGAGAGCGCAGATAGTACGCGATGATCGCCGGATGCGCCACCGTGTTGTGGTAGCGGAATCCGCGGTCATGCAGCCACTGCCCGATGAAGTCGTCGAAGCGCCCGCCGAGTCCGACGCCTTGCCAGTCGGGCAGCACGACCAGACGGTGCCCCATCTTGATGTTGCGGGTGTACGCGTGGGGCAGATGCAGCACTGAGTTGAACGCGACGGGCTGGCCGTCGATGGTCGCGACGAAGCACTTGGCCGCGCTCTGGAGTTCGGTGCTCAGATAGTGATGACTCCTAAACATCGGCCAGAGTTCGCGGCCACACTCGCGGATCTCGAAACGAAGCTCCGGGTGTCGCTGAAGCTCCCTCCACTGAAACGCGCCCGTGGCTGGCTCGTACACCCAGTCGGGCTGCAACCAATCGACGATGTCGAAGTGGCACGAGACGGCGATGAACTGCCGCCCGCGTCGGCGGATGGTCTTCTGGATCGCGTGCGCGGCCACCTTCGCGACTTGCCTATCGACGACGCTCGTGAACTCGTCGAGCACCACGAGCGCGGGATTCTCGGCGAGAGCGCGGGCGCACGTCACGCGGAATTGTTCGCCGTTCGAGAGCACATGAAACGGGCGCAGCCATGCGGGCGGCGAGTTGAAGCCCACGCTCGAAAGCGCTTCGACGACATCGCGCACGGCCATCGCTTCGGGGAAACTGTCGAGCACCGAATGATCGCGCGGCCAGTCGAAGCCCGCGACCATCGACGGGCCGAAGAGTTCGCTAGCGATGCTCGTCTTCCCGCAGCCCGACGGACCCACGATCAGGCCGACGTTCCACTCGCGCTGCTCGATGGGCAGATCGGCGTCCCATTCGAGACGCATGTGCTTCTCGGGCGCGATGTCGAAGAGCGCCGAGAGTTGCATCACGCGCGGCGAACGCGTCAACGTGGCTTCGCGGACTACATGAGTGCGCGGCATTGCAGACCTCGCGTGGCGAATTCCTTCAACAGCCCGATTTGCTCCGTCTCGTCGGCGCACTCGATGATCACGCCGAAGGCAATTCGCGCTTCCTCGATGGGCGCGTCTCCCGGCGCGGCCAGCGGATCGCTGCGCATCAGTCGGTCGATCTCGGCGACGTCGAAGCCCGTGAGCGACAGATCCACGATGCCCTTCAGTTCGCCGACCTCGACGGCCAGAAGCGCGTCATCCCATTCGGCTTCGAGGTGAGAGCGGTTGTCCATCAGCCGATACGCCTTGATCTGCGCGGGCGACAGATCGTGAGCCACATGCACGGGCACTTCGGTCATGCCGAGTTGCTGCGCGGCGAGAAGCCGCGCGTGCCCGCACACGATCACGCCGTCGGCATCGACCACAATCGGTTGCCGCCATCCGAATTCGCGCAGCGATGCCGCGACCTTCGCGACGGCGGCGGGCGGAATCTTCCGCGCGTTCCTCGCGTACGGGATCACGCGCGTGATGGCCCAAAGCTCGACGCGCAGAATGCCGTTTAAAGCGTCGGTGGTGACGGGTAAACGGCTCACCACTGGGTCGGTCGGCATCGGTTCGAGTGTTTGAGCGGTGGAACGGGCCGCGCGGCTCACAGACGTCTCCCTGAGTTGGTTTGGCGGGCGCAAAAATTCTTCCGCGCACGCCTCCCGGCCAGTCGCTGGAATGTTTTGGACGTCCCCCTACCGGGGCGGACGGTGTGAATGTGAAGAGCGCGGCAAGCGGATGAAGCCCGCCGCGCCCGATCCCACCTCCCGACGACGGCAACTGTGCGCGAGGCAGGTAGCATTGCCGACGACCGCAATAGAGCAAGCGGATCGTGCGGCAAGAGCGGTGATGCAGTCGGCATCGGATATAAAAATCGGGGCGGACTATAAATTTTCTGGCCCGTCGCCGGAATGCTACGCGCCGTGACCGAGCACTTCGCGATGGGTCTTGACGGCGTGACAGTGAACGCACAAGCCTTGCCAGTTGCGCTGATTCCAGAACAGCGACGCGATGCCGCGATGCGGGATGACGTGATCGAGTATGGTCGCGGCCTCGCGCTTGCACATGTTGCACACCGGATGGCGTACGAGGAACGAGTGACGCTGGCAGCGATAGAGTGCGCTCGACGGATTGACGGTGCGGTCTGCGCTGAGAAACTCAGGCCGTGCAGTGCGTGCGTTGTGCGCTGCGCAGAATCCGCCATGCGTGGCATACTCGCGGCAGGTTGGATGAGAGCATTCACGGTGTGCGCCATCCGGCATCTCGTCCTCGTGCTACTCACTGCGGTCATACGTGCATCGCGGGTGGTGCTCGATCACGCGGCACGCGCTATCGTCGAGCCGCTGCCAGCGCGTGAAGCGCACGCTCAGACCGCCGTCGGTGGGCGGGCCGATGCGCTGCGCGAAAGAAGAAACGGGACGGGACAATAAAATTCCCCGTACACGGCCAACGGATTGGTCGAGCGATGCCGCACCCGTGACGACGAGGGCTTGCGCCATTGCGCTAGGAACGTAGCGCAGATGCTCACCCGTCGTCGTCATGAGCGCAACACGTTGATGGAAAGCGCGGCTCACTTGCTAGAAGCCTTTAGGCTGCGCGTCCGGTGGTTTGGAGCCGACATCGGGCGGCTTGGGCGCGTCGATGATGCCCCACTTGTAGCCGACGCCGATCACCCAGAGCAGCACGGCCAGCTTGTTGGGCGGCACAATGTCGGGCGGCTTGATCGGATCGCCGGGATCGGGCGGCTTGGGCGGCCAGAGTCCGGGTACTGGCGGCCAGATCTGGTCGGGCGGAAGTGAAGATCCTGGCGGCAACGTGATCGGATGCGACGGGCGTTCGATGCCGACGCCGTAGCCGGGATCGACAGGGCCACCCGGATAGACGGGGCCACCGCCGATGTGTCCAGGCCGTCCCGGCATCGGCCCACCGCCGATGTAGTCGGGAGGAGTGCCACCCCAGTAGCCGGGGGGCGGAACGGGAACTCCGTAGCCGGGATCGACAGGACCACCCGGATAGACGGGTCCGCCGCCGACGTGTCCAGGCCGTCCCGGCATCGGCCCACCTCCGAGATGAGGCGGCATCGGATGACCTTGTCCGTAACCCGGATCGACAGGGCCACCCGGATAGACGGGTCCGCCGCCGACGTGTCCAGGCGGGAAGTAGATGGGCGGCGTAGGCGTGCCGCCGCCCGATGAGACGAACTCAATCCAGCAAAGTTGCATTTTCGTGTTGTTCCTCGCGAGTTGAACGAACGATGTGTTCACGCGCACCGCTGGCACGCGCAAAGGGTAGGCGGGATGCTATCGCTTGCTTTCAGAGCCTGTCCCACACGGCTCGAAGGGTTGCCGACTCATGATACCCGCGCCCGTGGTGGCTGGCAAGTGTGCCGGATCGCCCGTTTCGGACGGGGTGGCTCACCGGATGAGCCTGAGATGTAAATTCTGCGTTGGCGACGGCCTGTAGAATGCCGCGCTTTGCGATTTTGGCGGGCTACAGCGCATCCAGAGCCGCTTGCGCGTGGAAACGCGCCGGAAAACGGCCCCAGACGCAAAAAAGCCGCGCTCCCCGAAGGAAGACGCGGCGGATGAGGCGGAGAACGCGGGATGGCTTACTTGCCCTGTCGGAGCGCTTCGAGATTCGGCATTGGTGCCGACTGGCTCAGGATGTCGAGCGGAGCATCGTCGAGCGTGCCCGCTGCAAGCGCGGTCGGCGGAATCAGGTACAGCTTCTGCCCCAACACCGCGTAGCTCACGTCGGAGCGTGCGTCCCAAACGCGCGTAGGCCGAGCTTGGCCGACGGCGTAGGTAGCCTCGACGCCACACACCGAATAGGCGGCGAACGGAATCCGCACTTCGGGCACCGTGCCGTGGCTGTAGATGAATTGCGGATCGCCTTGTCCCTTACTCGCCATCAGGATGAAGCCGCTCCGCACTTCGGCACTCGTGTACAGCGGCTTGTGCTTTTTGTCGAAGCCCGTGCGGATCTTGATCGTCGGCGTCGGCGGCTGCGCGATGGCGCTTGCGAGGATAGCGAAGAAAACAAAAAGTTTCATATTTTGATTCGACGATGCGAACTTCCGTTTCCGTTGCGGCCATGACGTGAAACGAAAAAAGCCGCATCCCGTGCGAAGGATGCGGCACTCGAAGGGCATCGAGTCTCAAAACCGAAAAAGTGACCGGATTCAGGATATCATCCGTCGTCGCCGGGAAGTGCGATCTTCATGCCGCATCCATCCTCGCGCAGAATTCGCAGGGGCACTTGCCTTCACGCCAGCCGTGCCAAGTCGTCTCGCGGATTTTGCTTTTGCACTTCCACGCTGCGCGTCCGCGCTTGTGATTCTTTTTTGTCTCGCCGCAATGAATGCAGCGGTCGGGTCGCGTTGTCGCTTTGGTTCTCATGATCACCCCTCCAAATCACGTCTTCAATTCGCGTCTCGCCCGTGAGCAGCGGATAGTGCGCCCACGGTGTGTCGAGCACGCTGTAAAGTCTCTGTCGCCCGCTGGCTTTGTACATGGAGCGGACGAAGTCGGGCCGGAACGGAATCCCGAGATACGTTGTGTCGTCGCGCGTGCCTTCTTCCCACGCGAGATCGACGGCTTGCGTCGGATCGTCGTCGCGGACGACCCACGCGTGATGAACTGCGGTCCCGAGAGAATGCGGAGTAAGCGCATAGCCCTCGCAATAGATCCAGCGTCTGATGCGCTGGCTCAAAACGTAGGACTGGTAGAAACATGCTTTCGGGAGCGGCGGAATCGGCGGCTGCTCACGAGATCGCTCGAAAGCGACCCCGTGACGCAGCACGAAGTCTTCGATTGAGACGAACGGATACGGCCAGTCGAGAGGCTTGCCTTTGCGCTGGAAGCTCACAAAGAACTCTAGTTGCTGGCGTAGTGATTCGAGCGGCGTCATCTCGGCAGTTTTCCTTTCATGTCTTCCAGAACGCGCTCGTGTTGCTGCTCCGCTTCGAGCCACGTCGCGCAGCGGTCGCAAAATACAATCTCGCTGTCGGTCCAGATCATCGTCTCGAATAAGAGCGGCGGACCTTCCATCCGCCAGTTGTGATCAATTCCGAGAAACACGGTCGAGACGAAACTCGTGCCGATCTTGTCCTGACGCACGATGCGGTCCGCCGTCGAGCGCCATTCGGCGTAGCGCAGCGGATCGTCTTCCGGCACGGGTGTCTGTCCGACGAGTATGTAGGTCATCGGGCGGTTCATCGGTCCTCTAGGCGAATGTCGCGAAGCAGCGGGCACGCTTCCATGTCGGGTTCGAGTCCGTCGATCTTCATCCGGCACGGCGAGTGCGACCCCGTGACGATGCCGCACTGGTTGCCGTGCGTCGGAATCAGAACGAACGGGTACGACGGCCCATCACGCGCCATGTTGACGAACATCGAATAGCCATAGAACCAACAAGGCATCAGTCATCCTCCGGTCGTTCCCGCTCGTAGCATGTGGGACAGAAGCAGACCCCGCCGACTCGTGGATCGGGACCACCCATAAGCAATGGTTCATGACCGCACTCCAGCCCCACTTCGTGGACATTCTCGACGAACGCAATTGGGCGACGCACCCACAGAATTCGTCGTTGAAACCGCGCGTCCCGACATGGCGTCTCGTTGCTGCGATAGAGCGGCATGTTCAGTAATCCTCCGGTAGCAAGATAGTCGTCGCCGAGCGGTCGGCTTCGGTGATGATGTAGATCTTCGTTCCGTCGGCGAGATGATACGCCGAGAATAGTCGCCCGCCGTTCTTGAGCGCGAGATGATTCAGCTTTTTGTCGTGATGATCGAGATCGCCCCAGTCGCCCGTCAGATGACGACGAATGAACACGGTCGCCTCGTCGCCACTGACGGAAAGCGCAAGCAAAGCGCCGGGAGTCGCGGTGATCACGCCGAACTGAAATTGAAGCGTGCTCAATTGACGCACTCCTTCACTTTGCGCCGATTCGGCAATTTGAGAATGCTCTTTTGAGCGTTCGTGATCTCGCGCCACAGAGCGGCGTTACCCATGATCGCGGCGAGAGTGTTCACCCCGGTAAGTCTGTCGATCTCTTCGAGAGTGCGGAATTGTTTGAGGTTGAGGTCGATAATCAACAGACTCGCGCACCAGCCGCAGAGATACGGCGCGAAGCGCGGAATCTCTTTCGGAGGATTGCCCCACGGCGAAGAGACGAGAGCGTCGATCTCGCCATCGCATTTTGGACAGTTGATCGTCACGCCGCCCCCTTTTGCATCTCATGAACGACGCGCTTCGGCTTTAAGTCGTAGGCCGTCGCGTCGAAGTAAGCCGTCAGTGGCAAAGTCGGGTTCTTCCGAGCAATGTCGGTCGTTAGGAACTCGTGCAGTGCCGCCTTGCCTTCTTTCGTGATGTGGAAGCCGTACTTCGGTCGATACGCGCACCAACGCCGGATGAGCATCGAGCGGAAAGGTCGCTGATCCCACTGTTGCGCGTCTTCGATAGTCATGTAGCCCTTCGTGTCGTTGTCGTAAAGCATTCGGAGCATCGGATATTGTCGGTTGCTCAGTCGCGTCATGCAGCCACCTCCTGATTCGCGTTAGGTTGAAGTTTGACGAGCGGCTTCTTCGACTTCTTTGCTGCCGCCCTCTGCTTCGCTCTGCCCGCTTCCATCGCCGCGAGACGTTCCCGGCGTTTCTGGGGCGACAGTGCCGCCCACTCGCGCTTTCTTTGCCGAGTAATCTTCGCGACCCACTTCGCGTGATCGGGATGAGCTTTGCTCGACACGGGAATGTGAGCCACTCGCTTCTGCTCTCGAATCTTCATCCGCCGCTGCATTTCGAGCTTGCGCTCTTCGGGATCGTCCGACCAACTGCTCTTGATCTTGCGCGGGCGTCCGACGACGCGCTTATCTTCAAGTACGGTCGGCTGTTCTTGCAAGATGCCGAGCATCGTCTTCATCTCGTCGATTTGCTGTTGCATTTTCTCAAGCATAAAGTTCATTCCAGGCAAGAGCGCGGCAACACCCATCTTTGCGTAGCTAGTCGTCTCTTCGTCTCGTTTCATCATTCGTTTAGTCTCCTCTTAAAGCACAACATGCTGTTTCATGACAGAAGCACGTCGTATTTAAACTACATGAACTCAATGCATCGACTTCACGCAAATGATATCGGAATTCCGACACGTATGTGCCTAAGCTCTCATGCAGCATGGGAGTATTGCTTCACGAGCAGCGGCAAGAGTCCCCAAGAGCGCATGTCCCTGAACTTCTGCCGATGCGAGAGCGCGACTAGCAAGCCGTGGATCGCGCGTCCGTCCATGCCCCGGCCCGCATCGAGGATTTGCCTGATGATCTCGTCGTCGGGCGGCGGTAGTCCGCATTGCTTGCCGAGTTCGCCGAGCGACTCGCGAAGGATGCTCACGTCTTCCGGGTTGTGCGGCCAGAAGTCCGTCGGCGCGGCCCTCGCTCTCGACGGCGTTTCTTGGGGACCGTCGTCGGCGCGTTGCCGCGTCTCCCTCGCGGGCGGCTTGCGCTGCGTTTTGTGCTCCGCCGAAGGCGTCGGCGGCGAGGCGCGTTTCGCCGACGAAGGAGGCGCACCGGAAGACCCTGAAGATCCTGAAGATCCTGACGGGCTAGGCCGTGCCTTAGCATTGCCTTGTACGTGCCTAGATTCTGCTTGCTCTGAAGTGGTTGACGCGTGGGCACTTGCGCCGTTCATTTCAGGGATCACGCTATCGGCTTCGCGGGGGTGCGGGTGTTGGTGCTTGTGCCAGTTTACAATTTGCAGGTAGCACTTGCCCTCGATCTCGTACCTGTGGATAAAGCCGCTTTCGCACAGTTTTTCAACCAAAGTTTCCACAGTCTTAAAAGTCACATCTTCCCAGAGCGGCATCGCCTCTGCCTTGATGCGTTTCGGGCGGTCTTCGAGTCTGCCTTCGCGATCCGCCAGCATCCAGAGTCCGGTGAACAGAATGTACGCGGGCATTCCGAGATCGCAGAGTTCCTCGTTCGTCATGATTCCAGGTTTGATGGAGCGTGCTCTCGCCATAGCTATTGTGCCTTTCGGTTGATGTCGAGCCACGCGACGAGCGCGTCGATGGAATCGACGGTCGCGACGGCGAGGCCGTATAGCCGAAGCTCGACGTGTTTCTGCTCTTGCTCTGGCGTGGGTACTTCGCCGGGGCGCTTGACCTCCAGGTAGAACGCGGGAAAATCCGGGTGCGCCACGATGTAGTCGGGCGTGCCTTTCGGATGCGCCTTGATGAAGCGCCGACCGTCGAGCGACTTGAACGTGCCCGAGTGCAGACGCTCCGGTCGGTAGCGTTTGAGATGCAGCACGTCGAGGCATAGCTTCTCGACGTCGTTCTCGACGAGACGCGGCTTAGGCGGATGTAGTCGGAAGTGTCTCACCGACGATTACCTCGACATGGTACGTTTCGCAGACGCCGAGAAACTTGAGCCATTCCGGCTCCGTCAGAACGCAGACGCCGCACACATGCCAGTGACCCAAGCGACGGCTCCACAGGGTCGCGTGATAGTGCAGCGATCCGGCGATGACCTGAGTCTTCACCATTACGCGGAACATTTGGCAACCTCCCGCAAGAGCGCGGCGATCTGGTGCTGGCACTTCTCGCACACGCGCTCGTCGTAGGCGAGGTAGTTGTCGAGCGGCGTGGCTCCGCGTCGGTGGTACGCCTCGATGGGCTGGTAGCAGAACGTGCGCTCGACGCCGACCATCTGCGCGTGGCGCACGCCGTCGAAGTGGCGCACGGTGAGCATGGAGCGGTGCGCCATCATCTGCTGCAACGGGTGAAGCTGAAGGTTGAGCGCGGCTCCGTGGCTGCGCTCTTCGAGGCAGTAGGAGCACGCGAGTTTGCCGTTGGGAATATCGCGCGGGCACGTCGGGCACTTCATGCCGACCTCCACGCGTCGAGCTTGTCGAGGCACGCTTGCGGAAGCGCCGTCGCCAGAACTTTGTACGGTGTACAAAAATCCTGATCTTCCGCTGCTTCTGCTGCTTCTACGGCCTTGATACCATAAGCAAGTGGTTTGCTTTCAATCCCACCGGGAAAAGACCTTCTAGTCCCTGAACGCATTTTTGTACCCTCCTAATCGCTTCATTCTTCAGTACTTCCTTCCAGCACCCAAAACACCGTACAAAATCCCGTACAATAGTGTTCGGTATTCTTCTATGACGAACAACAACGAACGACAAACGATGAACGGTGCGATCTGCGCACCCGAGACGACGCACCTCGTCGCGATCACCTACGACGACGCGATGAAGCTGTACCGCGAGAACGGACGCAAGCCCTTCTCGTTCGTCGCCGCGCCCTACGGCATCCTGAAGACGATCACAATCCAGAGCAACAACGTCGTCGCCTCGCCGCCGGATGCAGCCCGCGCTCACTACGAATGGTTGACGGCGAATCGCCGCAGCCGCCGATAACGAAAAAAGACTAAGGGAACCGAAATGACCAAAAAACAAAACAACCTGACGATGTACAGACGGCACGCCGCATCCTGCGAAGTGAGCAAGCCGAAGATCCTCGACAAGTGCGAGTGCCCACTCTGGGTTCACGGCAAGTTGCGCGGAAAGTTCATCCGCGAGTCGCTCGAAACGCGCGGCCAGATCGCCGGATTGCTCAAAGTGCAAGCCATGCTCGACGGCAAGGGCGGCGACGATCCGACCCCCGGTGGCGGCATCGCGCTGATCGGCAACGTGCCCAATAGCGAGAGGACGCTCGAATCCGCCGTCGAAGTGCTGATGAGCGGCAAGAAGAAGAGAGCGTCGAATACCAAGAAGCTGTACACGAACGCCTTCGGCCACTTCCGCGCCTACGCCGAAGCCCACGAGCGCGTGCTGCTCTCGCAGATCGACACGGACTTCATGCACCAGTACTTCGCCGAGTACGACGCCGGATGGAAGCAAGCGACGGCGCAGGGGCGGCTCACCCACCTTCGCGTGCTCTTCAACTTCTGCAAGAAGAAGAAGTGGATCACCGATGCGCCGACCGCTGATGCGGACCTCAACTACACGAAGGGCAAGATCGGCACGGGGAAAGTGAAGCGCGTGCCCTTCAAGCCGCACGAAGTGACGGCCATTCTCGCCGCCATCGAGCAGTTGCCCGAAGAGATCCGCGACCGCGCCAGAGCGCTGATCTACCTGATGCTCTACACCGGATGCCGCATCAGCGATGCGACCTTCTTCGAGCGCGAGTACCTCACGGCGAGTAACACCGCGAACTACTACGTCATCAAAACGCGCAAGCTGATCAGCCTCGCGCCGGAAGTGCAGCAAGCCGCTCTCGACGCGCTGAAGCGCTTGCCCGAGTCGGACGTGTACTTCTTTCAGCCCGACGCCGACGACGACTACAGAGCGGCTCGTACGGCCCTCCGCGACGGCGCGGAGTTCTCGACGCTGATGCCGGATTACGAAGCCCGAGTGCGCGAGACGACCGCGCTCGTTGTGAAAGTGCTCCGACTCGCGAAGCTCGACGGCGCGTGCCACCGCTTCCGCGACACGTTCGCCGTCAACGCGCTCACCACGGGCTGCGACATCTTCAGCCTGTCGCAGATGTTGGGGCACTCCGATGTCCGCATCACGCAAGATCATTACCTCAAGCTCGTCGATGGCTACCAAGTTCAGATGAGCCAGAAGACGCGCGGACTAGCGTACATCTTCCCGATGACCGTCGCGTCATAGCGGCGGATTCTTTCCGGTGCGTTCGCGGTACACACGCCGCGCGACGCTTTCAGGGACGCGAAGCGAGACGTACACTCGCTTGCGTCCCTTTTTTAATTTCCCCGTGCCGAAGCGGATCACCCCGGCTTCATCGCGGAACCATTCGACGAGCGTCGTCCGCGACATGCGCCATGCGGTCGCGAGTTCCGAGATGAGATAGTGCCGCTCCAGAAAATCCGGTCGGCGTTCCTGTACTTCGCCGCGCTCCATCACTGCGCCCTCAGATCTTCCGACTTTGGCGGCTCCAGCCAGCGGACGCGCTTGCCTTGCGCCCGCGCATACTTCAGTTCGGCCCGCGTGCTCTCGCCGATGTACTGGTTGCGATTCAAGATCAGCACCTCGTCGGCGATGTCGATCTTGCGCAAGTGCAGTTCGTCGAGCTTCTGCTTCTGCTCCCTACTCGCCTCGACGCGCATGTAGAAGGGCACGGCGACGTCGTCGGTGATGAAGCCGCCGACCGTGATCACGATGTTGCCCGCCAGCGTGAAGAGAATGTTCTGCTCGATGTAGTCGCGCCAGAAGCGGTTCGAGCCGCATAGGCAGACTACCGTTGGCCGTGTATTGTTCGTTGCGTTCATTCGTTATCCACCTTCTCGGATCGCATCCATTCAGACGCGCATTGGTCGCATGAGCGAAGCTCCTGCCCCCGCCCTTCGAGCGGACGCATATCGAATACCTCATGCCCGCAGTCGAGCGCCAGTGAATCCATGTGCAGATTGTGTGGCGTCCGCGTCGCAATCCGCCGATTGAAGTCGCCCGCGTCACGCTTACGTCGCGCTTCGGTGATGATCTCTGGTCGCGTCATTTTTCGTTTTCCCTCCTGCTCTTAAGCCACTCTTCGCAGCAGTCCCAACACAGAAGCGAATCGCCCAGTGCCCGCAGCATTCGATTCTTGTATGCGCGATGGCCGCATTCCAGAACGGCCTCATCCGTCCAGCGGTCCTGCTGTTTACGCGAAAGCACACGCCGCCAGAATTCGCCCGCTTCGAGCTTACGGCCAAATTCGACGAACATCCCCCCGGTCATGTCGCACCGCGCTCTTCGTCCCCGTCGTCCACGCGAAAGCCGAAGCTCCCTTGCATCTCCGCGCTCGTCATCGCCTCGAAGCGCACAACCTCGTTGTTGTCCACGCGCACCAGCGCCTTCATGCCGGGGCGCGGGTTGTCGAGCATCGCGATCACTTCGACCGCGATCATCTCGCATCGGTTGTTGATCTTGCCCGTCAGTTCGCCGACGGACTGCTCGACGCTTTTGATCTGCGCCGAGAGCGCAGCCAGCGTACTGCTCTTCTCCACTCGAAGGTCAATGAGGTTTTGGGTCTGCTGCGCGAGATCCTCGCCGAGCTTGCGGATTTCCTCATCGGTAAAAACGCGCCGTATTTGCTCATAAAGCCGCCTGTCCGTTTCCATTCGTTTTTCTCCGTTGAATTGACCGCGTTGCCTCTGGTGGAAGTTCGGCAATCGGTCGCAACTGCGACTTCGGAACAAAGAAGCCGAACTCATCACTCCCGTCGGGGTTGTTCCACCATTCCGGCTGCTTCGCATCGTGACCATAGATCCAGCCGTGGACGCGGTATCCCTCCCATGCCTTGCCCGTCACGAGCAAAAAGATCGTAGTGTCGGGATCGGTGTCCCGCACGCGCAAGTCGTAATGATGTTCGCGCCGTGTTTTGACTTCGACGCCGCCGACATCCGCGTCACTGAACGAATTAGTTGGATTGGAGTAGTAGCAGTTCAACACTCTCGCCGCCGCGATCTCGCCGCCGCGACCGTCGATGTTGTAATCCCAGATGGACGCCGCTCGACGCGCCACGCCGCCGCGATGCTTCAATCCTTGACGTCGCGATTCGCGGATGTCGTGGAAGGCGTTAAAGAACGCCAGCGCGACTTCGTGAGGTTCGAGCTTGATCTCGATGTAATCAGCCATCCAGCCCCTCGAACAATGGCGGCACGCGGTCGCGCTTCAGTACGCGCTTCACGGGCACCCGCTTCGGCTTCGCGTGATGCGGATCGTCGCGCGGCAAGCCCTTGAAGAACTCCGCGTCGTCGCCGCGTAGCTTGCCGTGCAGCAGCCCGCCGCATCGGCACTTGCATCGCTTGGTTGCCGCCGTCTCGCATCGTCTCGCCGCCGACAGTGACAACCGCTTCATTTCGGCATCTCCAGATTGAACTGTGCCGCGTAGCTCTTCCCGTGCTGCGTGCAGAACGAGCGCTGAGTCGTCACCGGATGAAAAAGCCCGAAGCGATTCTTCCTCACCGACGTCACGAACGCGACGTACGCCCGCCGCAATCCGCAGTGGCACATGCCCGTATCGCCGCCCTCGACGCGATGCATCACGCGTTCGGTCCTCATGCTTCCCCTCTCTTCACGCGCTCCGCGAACTCGCGCATCTCGGCGTCGAGCGCGGCCATGATTTCGAGATCCCGTGCGGTCGCTTCCTCGCCCACGTCGAGAACGTTCATCACGAGCGCGTAGTACGCCCATGCGCCCGCGAAGAACGCACGCCGCATCTCGATTAGCTGCACGTCGCCCGCATCCTTCGGCATCACTCGCCGCCGGAACTCGTGCCACTGCGTCTCGATCAGTTTCATGCCATCTCCCGATACGGCGACGGACACGCCGCGTGCTGCGCGTCGATGCGCGTGAAGTAGTATTCGCCGCTCAACGTCACGATGCGGAGTAGTCCGCATTTCTCGCACGTCTCGACGCGCGAGGTCAGTCCAAGCGCGGTGAAGGTCCACTGATGCATCACGCGCCTCGCTTCGCCGCCAGCGTCTCGCGGGCGTCGATCTTCCGGCCCAGATCGAGGATCGCGTCCCACGGCACGGCGTGGAACTCGCGCGTGCCTTTCACGCGCACGCCGACGTAGAACGGGAACAGTTCGACGATGATCGGGCGCAGCCGCACCGTCGCCGCCGTCTCGCGCTTCAGCCGCTTCTCTTTGGTGATCTTCGTCATGCGTCCCCCCACGCCACGTTGTGTTCGATCTGTTCGATTGCTCGCTCCAAGTTGCGGATGCCGTCGCGCAGATGCTCGACGGTTGCATTCGACGGATATTCCTGTGGCGCACACGCCGCGTTGATATCGGTCACTGCCGCGAGAGCAGTCTGTCGCCAGCTGTAGATTCTTCCTTCCTTTAGATCAGGCATCGGGTTTCTCCAACGGCGCATGGCCGTGCTTCTCAAATTGCAGTTCTTTGGTTTCGTGAGTGAATGTCTGCCCGTCGTCCCACGTCACGACCGCGCGGCCCATGCCACGTACGCGGATAACCGTTCCCCATGTGGCATAACGCACCGCCGAATACGTCAAGTGACGGCGCATCTGCACGCGGTCGCCGATGACCACGAGCGGGCCGAGATATCCGGCGCGGTAATAGCCCGAGATGCTCGTCTGGCCGATATCGTCGCCGCTGCTCCGTTTGGACATCACTTCCCCTTGCACTCGTGGCCGCTCTTCTTCACCCAGTCGGCGCACGCTTTGCAGTACTCCTGACACCAGACGCACGGCACCAGCACGTCGTATCTTTCGTCGTCGATGCTCTCTGGGATCGAGCCAGAGCCGCCACAATGCGGGCACGCCCCCTTTGGCGCGTCGAGCGGCGACTCGCAGAGGAACGCCGGAACGTGCTTCCGCCCCATTCGGATGTATCTCATGCTTCCGGCACCTTGTAGGGCGTGAAGTTCGGATTGCCCCGGTTGATCGCGTTGACGAATCGAAGCAGCGTCAATAAGATCCCCTTATCGCCCGCCGCCGCGCCCGTAGCATAGCCGAGAAGGATCATCAACCTGTCGTACTCGTCGCGCGTGAACGTGACGCGGACGCAGTCCTGCTCGAACGTCGTCTGCATGTCGTCTTACTCCGCTTTGGTTGTCGGCGCGTCGGCGGGCTGCGCGGGATCGGCCCCGGCGTCATGCGCGAAACTGGGCGCGTTCATGATCGTGTCCCGCGCGGTGAGGCGCTTCTGTGGCTCGTCGCCCGTCATCAGTTCGCTCCAGCCGCTGATATCGACGGCCTCGTCGTCGCGCTCGACCGCATCGCGCACTTCGGGCGAGAGCGGCAACCACTTCGAGTGGCGGCGGAACGCGCTCTTCTTGCCCATCTCGTCGTAGTCGGTCGCCCACGGGCCGTTATCCGGCGACTTGCTCCGCTGGCGGATCTTCTCGACTTCGGTCGGCGTGAGCACGATGAAGTCTTCGCTCCCGTCCTTCAGCTTGACGAAGCTGTAATACGCGATCTTCTTCGTGCCGCGATCCACGCCGATCTTGTGCTTCAGATGCGCGTCGGTGCCGTAGCTGTAGCTCCATTCGTCCTTGTCGTAGACCACGTCGGCGTGAATGTAGCTCACGTCGCCGGATCGGCGCACGAGTTCAGCCAAGCCCTTGTAGTCGATGATCAGCGTGCATTCGACCAGCGTCCGCCGCTGCTTACACTCGCACTTGCTGCACTGCTGGCCCTTGTGCGTGTCCATCTCGTGGCCGCACTGGCACATTTTGTTGTTTCTGAACGGGATCAGATGCGCCCGCCGCCCGTCGGGTTCCAGGCCGTATGCGCTGAGATCGAGCAGACATCGGAAGACAGTTTCCTTCGAGCAGTCGGCGAGAGCGGGCGTGCGCAGCATGGCCGTAAGCGTGACGCGCACGAAGCGTTCCGGCGTGATCGTGCGCGGCAACACGGCCTTTAGGGCGCCCTTGAATTCCGGCCCCTGAATCAGATCGCGCAGCGTGCGGGGCTGGCGGGCGAGTTGCTCCGTCGCGGCGTCGATCAGTTCCTTCTTCACGCCGGGATCGCTGATGGGTGCTTGCGGGTTCATGCCGCGACCTCTTTCGCTTCCGCCGCCGCTTCCGCGAGTGACGGATGGCTGATGTGAATCCGGCGTACGTTCGGCTTCGGGTGCGTGTAGAACTCCTCGCGCTCCTGACGCTGCGCCGGATCTTTCACGAACTCGTGCAGAAGCCCGATCGCCATCGGCTTGTAGTCGATCACGCTGGAGTCCTTCGGCTTGCGCCAAGTGAATCGACCGCGCTCTCCCCATCGCAGCCCCTCGTCGTCGCCGATGGCTTGCTTGATCAGGTTCTCGTACGTGTCGCGCTCCGTGGCGAGCTTCTTCTCCGCGATCCGTACCACAAGGTAAGCGTTGAGCAGTTGCGCCTCTTCGGGGGTCGCCTCGCGGATCGGCGGAAAGTGCATCGGGTGCATCCGCTGGAGCCACTGCGCGGCTTCGCGGCTGGCTCCCATCGCGGGCATCTCGTCGCCGATGATGTACCGCTCCCACCATTCGCCGACCCGCGCCACCATGACCTTCTCGACTTCCTCGTCGCGCGTGAACGTGTAGAAGCGTAGCCAGCCGCCGACGAGCGCGGCGACGAGACACTTGCTGAAGCCGAGCAGCAGCATGTACCAGATGCACTGAAGCTGCACGAAGAGCGGAGCCTCGTCGGCTTCGTGGCCCCAGTCCTTCCAGCGATCCGAGCCGACGACCTTCACCTCGACGACGGTATCGTCGCCCTTGACCCATCCGTCGGGCGTGCCGCCGACGAGCGGAAGCGTCGGATGGCGCAGCGTGGCGCGATTCGGGATGATCTCGCATCCGAGAATGCGCCCCGCCGCGTCGATGATCCCCGGCTCCAGGCACGTTCCCAGAATCATGTGCGAATCCGGCGTATCCTCGATCTCGCCGCCGCCCTTGTAGTGATTCCAGACATCCCACGCCGTCATGAACGGATGCACGCCGAAGATCGCCGGAACGCGCGATCCGGTCATCAGACTATTTCGGACTCGATGATCCATTGCTTCTCCTCCCCTTTAACTTGCTGATCCCCATTTGCTCTGCGGTCAGTCGATCCGACAGTACGACGGCGCAGTCATTGCAGACCCACACGCCGTCGAAGAGCCGCACGCCGGGGACTCTTCGGCACTGATCGCAGCGCACGCCGAAGAGTTCCCGCTCGAACGCGCTCTGGATATACGCCGTCATGCCGAGAGCGCCGTCTCCGCTTTTGCCGCCTTCTCCGTCTTCGGCGGACGACCGCGCTTGACGGCGATACTCTTCGGTGCCTTCTTGCGCGGCGGCACCTCCGCGAACTCCGCATCGGCGGGCGCGGGCGGCAGATGCTCCGCGATGAGTTCGATCAGAATCGTACCTTGCGGGCAACTGCGCGGCTCCCGCTTCTCGCGCATCTGACACGCGTAATTCAGCCGCGCCAGAGTGTCCGCCGTAATACGGGTATTCACCCGTGGAAATTTCTCGTCAATAGTTCGAGCCATGAGACACACATCTCCTGTGTTAGTTCTGCGCTTCGTTGTCTGGGTCATCCTCGCGCCTGGAAGGTGTTTGCCGTCTGTCGGCGCGTCCCGTTGCAATTGAGAATATACGCCCGCCCAAAAAAGCCGTCAAGTGCTTAGTGCCCTGTTTTCAGGTAGTTGGCAGTAACTCAGTAACGACGCACTTGTAGCGGGCTATGCTCGCGGAATGATGTTAGTAAGTGTATTGTCGATGCAGTGAAGATGTGGCGGCTGAATGTCGCGATTTGTGGCAGCTATGGGGGAGGATGGCAATAACATCCGCAAATCAACTACATGTGTCGCCCGCGTACGCGGCGGGCCGCGCTCTTCTACTACCCGCATGACGCATCAAGCGTATCCGAAAATTCACCGATTCGAGCCGCAATTCATAGCGGAAATCCGTCAATGCAGACCGTCGGAATTCCGATACGAATTCTTTTTATCGGCCCTTGCCGCGCCTCAACGTATCGGACGGTTTTTCACCGAATAGCGCAAAGTAATGCTGCGCGAACTCGCCGCCGTGGAAGAGGCCGTACTTACAACGAGCCGCCTTCACGTTGATCGCGTGATCTGGATTCAACAGCTTCTCGCGGATCTTGATCAGCCGCTTCTCGCGCAGCGCGACGGTCGGCGACTTGCCCAGACACATGCTAAACGCCTCGTAGACGCGCCGATCATTGCTCACGTCCATCGCGTTCGCGAGATGCGCCAGTGTGATCGTTTCTCCTAAATGCGCGTCCATGTACTGCATCGCCCGAGCACATCGGGCCACCATCATCGGGGACGGCTGCTGGTTCATTTCTGTACATCTCCCATATGTTACGCCGGGGTAATTGATGTACAGACGACGGCGCAGCCATACAATGTAACCAGCCGTTATTCTTTTGGTGTAAATTCATTTATCGACGTCATGCGTCGAACGGTGGCGGCTTACAACAACTTATTCACAGTCGCCTCCACGGAGCCTTGAAGGGCCTCGTCGGAGATCGCGGAGCCGTCGGCCTGAACGGCGGCGTCCATGCAGACGGGCGGCTGAAGTTGTGTCGCGGTCATGTCGGGATTCTGCATACAGTTGGTTGCCCATCGCACCCGCGTGTTATGCGCGGGCGTTGCCTCCGTCTCGCCCATGATACTGTCCGCGTATTTCAACGCGCTCACTTTGACTCTGCCCCTGAAATCCAGATCCGTCATCAGGGCCGCGCTTTCTTCGTAAGTCATGAACGGTAACCTCCCCTTTATAAATTCGCTTCGCGCAAACGCGCGTCGATCTCGCGCAGCGCGTTGAGCATCATCCATTGCAAGTCGCTCGTGTTGAGCGCGAGAACTTCCGTCTCTTCGCCGCGTATGTGCGCCACGATCTTTTGCACGCAGCCAGGAATCACGTCGGCGACATCCTGCGCCACCAGCCCGACACGCTCCAGCCCTTCCGGCGTTTCCGCCTCGCCGTTGTACTCGAACACGGTCGGGTGCAACTGCAAGAGCGTGTTCAGCCCTTCGAGATAGGGCCGTATGTTGCGCTTCGTGCGTACGTCGGAAGTTACCGTCCAGTTTGCGGAGGGCTTGCCCGCCGAGTCGTTCGCGAGTTGCAGATTGTAGGATGGCCCGCTCTGCATCCCGATGCCAACGCCGCCGCCGATAGGTTGCAGGAGGATGTTATAAAGTGATCCGTTGGCGTCGTCGCGCTGCGATTGAAACCACGTATCGCCCGCCGGATAGTGGCCGATCTGCAAGCCCCATCCTCCCGGCGTGAAGTAGACGCTGGCGTGATTCTGGCCCGCCACCGGACTGGCATAGCCCGTCGTGCTGACCGTGAAGCGTGCGGTCGTGTTCGTGGTGTTAATCGCAAGATTGTTATTAACAATGCTGACGACTATGTTGCTGCTGGCCTGATTGTAGATAAAGAAATCGTTCGCGTCGTTGTTATTCACAGAGCGCCCGATCATCCAGCCGCTGGCCTGAGCGGCACTCTCAAACCTCAGATAACTTTGGCTTGGGCCATAAATGGAGACGACCCCGTTCACGGTAAGAGCGGTATTGGGGGCGATCATGTTGACGCCGACATTACCGCCGTTCGGATTGAGGCAGAGCGCGTTGACAGCGTTCGCTTGATACGTCTGAATGTAGCCCTTAAAGACACTGGTAGCGCCGTCCAGGAAGTATCCGAGAATCATCCGATATGCAGCGTTGTTGGTCGCTTCGC